ATTTGACCAACCAGCAGCTTTACTACCACCCATTTCATTAGCAATTGCTTCGTTCCCTCTTGGAGATGCCAGTCCTCCAGTTCCTGCCGCAACGTCTATACCTGCAGTTCCTGCGGGTACCTCTGCGTTACTAACGGGAGCGTCAGCAGCATTGCCAACATTTATTATGTTATCCATTATTGATTCCTTTGATGTTTGTTATTATCAGCAACATCTATTCTTCCAAACCTATGACTTTACGAGCGTCTCGCAGTTGCTTTTCTTCGAGCTTTTCCATTTCCTTAGTATGTCCTTTCAACTTACTAAGTTCGTCATTGGTTCTCGCTTTGAATAACTGAGCCGCCATTTCCGCTTTCGCTTCAGCTTTAGCCAGTTTAACTTCAAATTCTTTAACTTCAACACGTTTTTTATCGTGTGTAGATTCTCTTTGAGCAGTTTGTAAATCGCCTTTAGTTCTTTTCAATTGTTCAGTTAATTGATTGATTTGGCTTTGGAGCTTAGATTCTCTAGATGCTCTATTTAATACTCCTTCTAAATCTGCTACGTCAGTTTGTTTTAATACTTCTACTTGATCAATAATGCCATTTTTGTATAATTCCATATAATATTCAAAACGAGCCCATCTATTATTAGGTAATGTAGAGCCTGAAACAACGACTACATCATATTTACCTACAGTAACATCATTTAATTTTCCAAGAAAATCTCCAGTTACTGGCTCATAAAGAGGTTCATTTATAGCAACTCTCTTAGCTTCTGTATTTGGATTAATCAATCTAATTACTTTTTCATCTGTATACATCCATTGTATCATCTGAATAACAACTTTACATAGTTGATTCAATCCAGCTTCAATATCATCTCGTTTTGATTTAATTCTTCTTTGACCAAACTCATCCACAGCTATAGTCCCTTTATATGTTTGAGGACTAGCTGCTACATCACCTTGCATCATAGCGTAAATACCTAATATTCTTTCAATATCTGCCTTAGCATCTGCTTCGTTTTTATATAATTCATTAGGTAATGGTACTGGGCCAGCTACCACAGGCTGTCCAAGTTCTGGATCAAACTCTATTACAGCTGTACCCGCTTTTGCCCAATCTTCTTCTAACTGCTTTTTATTCATAGAACCTCTAGGAATAAGCAATTTAACATTAGTAGAAGATGATGCATGTGCAATAATTAAACTTCTAATTTTATTTATATATTGTTGTAGGCCTTTTACAAGCCTAACATCTGATACTGGAAAAGGATTTCTATTATGACCATTCATAAATGTAACTATAGGAAACTCTTCTATAGGTTTTACATAATCAAATAGCAGTTCATCACCTACAGACGCTATACATCTTACATTTTTAACTTCTACAGTATTTAATATTAATAAATCAAAATCAAATAAATCTTTTTTCTGCAATAAAGCTAAAGTATAATCGCTTCCAGGAATAGCATTAGGGTTACCTTCGCTAGATCCTGGAGCTGGTTCAGGTTTTCCTGTTCGTGGATTCTTTGTTTGATGTAATTGAACAACTTTATCTGTATCTTTTTTTGCAAATCTTTTAAATATTTCAAATAATTGAGCAACTTGTCTTTTTTTAGTAACATATTCAGGCTGCTCTACTCCCATTTTCTCTATCATAAAACAAGGCTCTAGCTGATATTCACCTAAAGTATCGTCATCTAGTATCTTTTCTTCTTGAGAATATTGATCCCATACACGATAATAAGGTACTTTTACACGAGTATATCTTTCTATTACCTCTAATTCTTTATCATCATTTAATTGACCACGCTGTGAAGAGACCCTATCTTTAGGAGAAACTTGCTCATCAAAAAGTCCGAACCTTGTTGTGGAGGGTTGAGACAAATAACTTGTCTCTTGTGCGTTGAGTATTGTTTCAGTATAGTCGCTGTATTCATTAAGAAGTTGAGATTGCATAACTTTTCTTCCTACAATAATATGAGCAGAATCTCTACAGAAAGGGTCTCTTGAGCTAGGGTCGAGATATAAATCTAAAGGATCTATAGATCTAAGCATTATTTCACCTTTGCCATAATCAGTAGACATATCAGGGTATGCCATCATAACACCCATTCCTTTTACATAGTAATCATCAATAACTTGCTTTAAAACTACATCTCCATTAGATGTGTCCCATATATAAGCAAGTAAATCTGAAAATACTTTACCTGTTTTTACGTCAGAGTCTTCTCTAGCAGTAGATTGAAAGCGGGGCTTATTAGATGTAAGCATGGCCTTAGCTTGCTCAACAGCTGAGTGAATGACATTAACAACGATAGGCTCTTGTTTTCTACTCTTAAGAACTTTAACATGATCTTCTTCCCATTGTTTTCCGTTTCGGAACTCATTATCTTCAACTGCTTGTTTTGCCCACTCTGAACGAGCAGAGGCATATTCATCTAGTAGGTCCTGTGATATCTTTACTTCAGGATGTTTTTCTTGTGGCATGTATCCTCATTTATATAAACTATATAAAATAATAACAAAATATAGTATAGTCCAAACAAAAAAAACTATATATAGTGTTATTTTAGGCTATAAGCCAACTTTCTGGTGATTTTTCTTCGTTTTGTTGTTGTTTTTTGATCTCAGGCTCTAGTTTTTGATGGGTAGGTGCATATACTTTTTTAGTAGCATAATACAATCCATCAAGCAAATCATCATGCTTGCCTCTAGGATATAGTAGCAATTCATCCTTTAACTCTTGCATATCTTTTTTAATATGAACTTTACCTTGTGCAAAGTATGGCTCCATAGTTTCAAGTCTCATAGACTTAGATGTTCTAGGGTTTTCTTTTATTTCTAAGCCAGGAATAAACATATTCTCTTCATCACACCTTGCTTTTATATACTCACGCAGCATTTCTTGGTAGCCAACTGACTCTATTCTTACTTTATCAGGTTTATATAGTTTGAAATACTCCAGGATAGATTCAGCTAAAGACATGGGAGTTGCCCTTTTTCTGTAGTATGGCAACACGTATCTATTGTTGTCTTTATCAACAGCTACGGTCACAATCGTCGAAAAGTCGGCTGTTTGTCTTGTCGAAGATGCAGGATCAACTCCCATAAATATTTTAACAGGTATACTTGGCTTTCCAGAATTATCTTTAAATCTTATATAATGCTCATCATCAATAGTTTCTAATTCTCCATCCCAGTACTTTAGATACTCTTCTCTAAACAACTGGTCTTCATCTCCCACTATTTCGCATAGATACTCTCTATAGAATACACTAACACGATTAATAGACTCTAATTCCTTTTTCTTTTGAATTAACTTATCAATTGGCTGCCACTCTTCCCATAATGCAACTTTTTTGTCTAGATCGGGTTTAAATAGCATATTCTCCCAACCTTCCATCTCTTTTAATGTTTCTACCATACATCTTTGATGGATAGGCGTTCCAATAATAGCTATTCTTCCTTTCTTTGGATCTAATGATGGTACAGCAGATTGCAGCAACCATCTTAAATTAGCCTCCATTGACTCTGCAGTTTTAGTATTATTCTCATCTTCAGGGTCATCTACTATAATTAAAGTAGGTCTCTGGTTACCATGCTTAATACCACGTAATTGCTGACCTGTACCTTTGCATATAATCATAGATCCATCCTTTAACTCTACCTCAGCTTTCTGCCAAGAACGAGCAGAGTTAATCCCCCAATATCCGTAAAGGCTTCTAAATTCACTAGAATAGTCCATACAATCTTTAATTGTACCAAGTAATTTAATAGCATGGTCCTGCGTTCTAGATACTAGCACTATTAATTTAGGGCCTTTATCATACATTAGATGATATAACGGAAATACACCACCAACAATAGAGGACTTAGCATGTCCCCTTGGTGCTATAATATTAATCTGCTTCTTATTTTTATCCATTAACTGCTCTGATATTTCATAATGAAACTCAGGAGAAGGCGCAGAAAACATATTGTTCATAATAACTTTGCCAAACAATATCATATTTTCTTTTAATTTATTATGCAGGTTCGACATCTAGTTCCTCAGTAGCTCTAGATAGCTTAACTCGCTTATCTTCTTGAGCAATAGCATCCTCTATCTTTTTAGTATAGTCGATTTCCAATGTATCTGTAGTAATCTTCTTATTAGGCTCCATATCAAGCATTTTCATAAAATTCTCAGTTGCTCTTAAGAAATTACTTACATCTCCCTTATTTTCAGCCATCTCCAGGGCTTTTAAGTGCAAATCAATTACCATTTCCTTAGTAACATTCTTTTTAGTAAGTAATTCACCTAATTTCTTTTCTACCATAGTCTGTATTTCCTCTTGTTTTAACAATCTTCTAACTGTAGCCTCTGGTATTGCCTGATCTGGGCGGTATATCTGCCCTAATTTCTTAAAATCTACCTTACTATCAGACAATAACTGCTCTACATACGCAGTAACTACATTTTTAGTTCTAGTTTTTCCAGCCTCACGTTCTTTCCAGGACTTAGGCTTTACTTGATTGTATATTCCTGCAGCTTTATTAGGCTCATATAACAATCTAGCGTTAGGAGTGCCCCATTGTACTCCATAACACATGGTTATATAGGTTTTAGTTCTACCTTTCTTATCG